CAGGGACTGGAGGTACGCTCCAAGTTTCCAAGGCAAGGAGTAATACACCATGTAGTTGGCCGCGTTCAACGTCACACCCACGCCTGTTTCAACCTGCCCCAGGTACACTCGACATGTCGGTTCTTCGTTGAAATGTGCCGCGATCTTCTGGATCTGGCTGGTCACACTCCCGTCGACGCGTACAGTATGCCACCCTTCAGCATCACCTTTTTCTTTAAGGGCATCTTCGATGAGGTTCAGCTCCTCGATGAATTGGCCCCAAATGATGACCTTACTCTTGGGTTCAATGAGGATTTCGTCGAGCTTACCGAGAAGCGTCTCCAGTTTGGTGTTCTCGGCCAAACGTTCCACTGGACAGTCGAGTGGCGTACTGACGACACGGCAGGCTTTGGTGTACGGCGCAACCCCTTCAATGATGCACTCACGTACCCATTCACACCCGTTACAAGGATCAGGCGCATCTGACTTCTTGATCAAGAAACCTGCGGTAACTTGCAACAGTTTGGACAGAAGGATAGCAGCATTGGGGATACTCACACGCCCCGGTTGCTTGAGAAGTGATGCTGCGTCCTGCATACGCAAGCGGTCCATCGCATCATCAAACTCCTTGGAAGCGATCAGCGTGTTGTAAAGCTGTCGCTGTTTTCCTTGAAGCACGACGGGCACGTCAATGATGAGCTGTTCAGGAAGGTCGAGACACTGTTCTTTCTGACGACGAATGGCTACTAGCGCCACACGATCGTGGAGCACGTCGAGGTTTTTGAAGCCCACAACGATGTGCTTGTTCATCTGGGCCGTAATGCAGTACGACTTCATGAAGTGCCAGTAGTTCTCGGGCATGAACACAGGCCCCAAGAAGCGCATCTGTGGGTACATATCGCGTGGGTCACCCAGGTCAGCTGTACCCGACATGATCACACGCCGAGCCGCTTTTCGAGATAGTTCGGTTGCTGTTTTGGACCGCTGACTGCGGATATCTTTGATGTACTGACTCTCGTCTGCAACGATGGCGGTGTACGGTAAGGCAGCCAATGCTTCCATGTAACGCTTCGCCGTATCGTACGTAACGACAGCACCGGAGTATTGCTTGGCTTTCTGAATCTGTGCCGTCTTCTCAGCGGTGCTTGCGGCATCGATGATGGCGTATTCCTGGTCAATGCCATGGCGCTTCACTTCATCGGACCAGACGTGGAGCACCACCTTTGGACAGAGAATGAGTGGCCAACACCCCACGGCGCGCTGCCAATCAATCACAATTTTGCTTTTACCTAAACCACAGCCGTACAGCAAACCCGCTCGGTAGTGATAGATGAGATGCACGAGCCCATCGATTTGATGCTGAAAGGGTTTCGTCTTGAAAACGAATCCTTCAGGTAGCTCAAGCTTTTCAATTCGTGTTACACACGCATTGAAATACTCCACAGCCAGCGCTGCTTGCGGCGAAAGCTGCACGGGTATCTGCAACGCCTCAATGTCCCGCAGCACGATGCTCGCACATGGGTAAAACGCCGGATAGTACCACAGCGGGTCGCCCTTGAGCTTCGTCGCTCCGAAGACCTTGCTGAGGCGATGGTCCAGTCCCGGAATCACGAAGACCGGAGTTCCGTTAAGCTGAGTGATTTTGAGGGGAAGGATTTCTATCATGTTTATCTCACCGACATACTACGTTTTGTGAGCATCGTCAACTCCACAAACAGCGCACGAGGCGTAGTAAATCAAACCAAGGCTACTGAGCCTCGACGCCCCCACGCGTGGGCGCTCAAGCTGTGAGCGAAAGTTGTGCTGTTTGCCTACGATGAGCCGTGGCTGGTTGCAGCGTGGGCAACGGTAGTATGAGGCCGCTTGCTCTTCGCCGTCACTGGCTGGAGCCCCCTCGACGTACTGGAAAAGCTCCATGGGGTCCACTTTTTGCTCCTTGAGACGGGAACCCACGAGCAGGCATTTACGCGGTAAAGCTGCCCACAGTTTCTTTACGTAGTCGCAATCATGTCGGGCCAATAAGCCCTGCGAACCGCACACCAGCCCCTCGGTACAGGTGTGGCAATGCACACCCTCCCGTAGGTTCCGGCAGTCGGCCTCTAAAGGGCAGGCCACACACAGTGCCCTCTTGTAATCTTCAGCCATGCAACCTATCCTCCGGTTATGAGTGACACCGATCTAAGCGGCTCAGATCTCGAATCTTTGTTTCGGGGAAGCACCGCCCACCCGAACCCGATGTTCGACTTCATTACAGGATTTGTGCCGAGGCGACTCCGAGATCTGTTCATCTGGATGGAGTACCTCTACTACAACTCCGCCCAGATCTTCGCTGCTCTGAAGAAGTTCTCAGAGTACCCCATCACGAACATCACGTACGATACGCAGAACAAGAATCTCGAGAAGCGGATGAAGACCGTCCTCGAGAAGATCCTCAAAACGAAAGCAGTACTGACGTTGGCAGGGCGTGACCGTTGGATCTACGGCAACGCGTTCATCTCCGTCTTCCAACCATTCACGCGATTCCTCAAGTGTCCTTCTTGCGGCAAACTCACCAACGTTGAGCACGTGAACTACAGGTTCAAGTTCAAAGATCTTGCTTTTGAATATACGTGTAGGAAGTGCAAGAAGGTCGTGAAGGGGAAGGTCATCGACCGGAAGCTCACGGACCCCAGTAAAATACATATTATCAGGTGGGACCCCAAGCAGATTGACATCGACTACAACCCCATCACTGGCGCTTCCGTTTACTACTACACCATCCCCGCCGACCTGAAAGACAAAGTCAAGAAGGGCAACAAGCACATCTTGAACTCGATGCCGATGGCCTTCTTGCAAGCCATCAAAGAGAACAAGATGTTCCGGTTCTCCGACGGTTTTGTCTACCACATGAAGGTAGCGCCGCCTGCCGGCATCGATCAACAGTGGGGCTTCCCACCGCTCACCGCTGCTATCAAGCTGTTCTTCTACGCGGCTGTACTGCGTAAAGCGAACGAGGCCATTGCACTCGATCACCTAGTGCCCTTTCGCATCATGTTCCCGAGACAAGCCTCGGCGAACGCTGATCCCATCCAGACCATTGCGCTGAACACCCTCTTTGAAGAAGTCAAAAGCGGTCTCCGCAGGTGGCGTAGAGACCCTCTCACGATCATGCACTCGCCGGTTCCGGTAGAGGTTGCACAGATCGGTGGTGACGGTCGAGCCCTCCTCACTCTGGGGGAAGTGAAAGAAGCTGAAGACAACATCATCGCGACCATGGGCATCCCCCGTGAGTTCCTGTACGGCGGCCTCTCTTTTACAGGTTCGGCGATCACGCTAAGGATGCTCGAGAACCAATTATTGACCTATACTGGGGAACTCAACGAGTTGCTCCAGTGGGTCACCGACCGCGTGTCAAAGATTCTGGGCTGGGGCCACGTCGATACGGAACTCACCGAGTTCAAACTCATCGACGACGTGCAACAGAAGCAACTGATGATCCAGCTTAACCAGGGCGGTCAACAGCTCATCTCGAACACGACCATCGCCGAGCTGAACGACTTCGACCTTAAAGAGGAGCGAGAGAAGCGTATGCAAGAGGCGCTCGATGAAGTGCGCTTCCAGCAAGAGTTGCAAATCAAGGTGCAGAAACTCCAAGCATCGCTAGCGCAACAGACGCAACAGCAAGCGATGATGGGCAAGGGTCTCAACTACGATCAGCAAATGGTCATCGCGCAAGCCGACCAGCTAGTACAACAGATGATGAGTCTCGACACTGGCACACGCCGCAGCCAGCTTCACTCGCTGCAGGTGGAGGACTTCGTAATGTACAGCGTCGTTGTGCAACGGCTCGAAGAGATGCAAACACAACAGACACAGCAGGCAAAAACACAGAGCAGAGGTGGTTGATGGGGAAGGACAGCAGCGAAAGTTTCGCTGATGTAATTGACCGTGCACAGCGAACACCGAACGCAAAAAGCCAAGGCGCTAACCAAGACCTACCGAACCTCTTCACAGGCTTCCCTACACCTGAGGGGGAAACCCTGGTCGATAACGAGCCGGTACCGAAACGCAACAAAGACTCCAACGACATCATCAAAGGAATCCCACGTTACCGGCTGAAAGCGCACATCAAGCGGTTCATCATCGGCACCGTCGTTACACGTGTTGGAGAAGGTAAGAACGTCGAGTACATCACAGAAGAGCGTGATGATAGTCTCGAGTACGAAGCTCTGATGGACAAGATGCTCTCTGGTGAAGCAGTACCACGCTTTGAAGAGCGGAACATTCTCAAAGATGGCGCACTTGTCGTCGTCGTCAGCTACCTGGCAGTTCTGCCTAAAAAAGGCGCAGGTAGTGACTCTCCCGATACGAAGTCCTGATCGATCAGAACAACAAAAGAAGAAGCTCGCGCTCCAGGGGGACGGACCCTGGAGCGCGAGGGGGAAGTTCCTCGCTAGACTACACGAGGAACAAGAACAGTGCGCAAATCCACATCAGGCGTTCGCCTCCTTGTTGCGCTTCACTTTGGACTTCAACGCCTCGCCGATGGTGGTGAGGCCCTTCGTCTTCTTTTTCTTGTGCTCCTTGTCGTCGACCGGCTTGGCCGAGGTCCGTCCCTCGGTCTTCGCCGTCTCATAAGCCTTCCGACACGCTTTGCAGCGCGTGGAGGGCTGGTACGGGTTGTCGGCCGTGAGGCCGAACTTCTCGATACTGCGCCCGGCCTGGCCCAGTGTGACCATCACCTCCTGGTCACACTCTTCCTCGCGGCAGGGCTGGTAGTACACCGGACTCTGACGGAGCGCCGTCAGAGCCTCGGACCTCTCGTCCTCCGTGAGGTCCTTGGGCAGCTTCTTGCCCAGGTACCTCTTGAGGAGACGGGGCGTGTTGCGGAGATCGGGGTCGCTGAAGTACATGCTCGTCTTCACGACCTTGGGAAGCGCCGGCGGCTTCCACTCCTCGGGGTGGCTCGACGGGTCGAGGATGTAGACCCCCGAGGCCTTGCACGCCTTCTCGAAGTCTTCGAGCCAGGCATAGCACTCCTCCAGGGTCCACTCAGCGCCCGCGACTTCGAGCACCTCTGGCAAGATTTCGCTCAGACTCCCAGCTCTCTTGCCGAACAAGAGCTGGGAGATGTGCCGGGAGGTGAGTCCCAGCGGCCACGTGAAACCGAAGTTCATATTCGTGCTCCTTTCAGTGGGGGGTTGTACAGACGCAAAGTTGCGTACGAGGAAACGTTAGGACGCCGCGTTGCCGAAGCAACTTGGTGCCTTAACACTCTCTTATACCCGAATCATCTGAACTTTTGGAATCAGCGCCGAGACAGGCTATAATTGCACACGATCACGCCAGGACTAACATGAAGCTCACATCGATCCTCAGTGACGCTCCGACTCGACGCGCCGAGATACATCAGAAGGCCATCGCGGGCGTTCAAAGTGTCTTCCCACTCAAGGTGGGAAAGTACACCTTAGAAACCAATAACCTGGTGGTGAAACCCAAGGACTACTCTTCACGCGAACAAAAGGATGCGCTCCTTGCTGGACAAACGCTTCAAGAACCGCTGCACGGGGACATCATTCTGCGTGATGAAGCAGGAAAGATTGTCGACACCAAGCGCAACGCCGTGTTGGCGCAACTCCCCTTCTTTACCCAACGCCATACCTTCATCGTCGACGGCAACGAGTACAGTGTATCGAATCAGCGCCGTATACGTCCTGGCGTCTATACTCGCGTTCGAGGGAATGAAGAACTCGAGGCAGCGTTCAACTTGGCCAAAGGGGACAATTTTCGTATCAACATGGACCCCGCCAAGGGACACCTCTTCTTGCAGTATGGGTCTACAAACATCCCACTGTACCCTGTGCTCAAACACCTCGGTATCAGCGACTCCGAGATGACGAAGCACTGGGGTGCCGGTGTTGTTGAGCAAAATCGTGATCACTTCAAGAAACGCGAAGAGGATGCGGTTCACAAACTGTACGAACGGCTCGTTCCCGATTTTGCGCAAACAGCAAAGACGCTCAACGAGAAGATCGACGCCATTCACGCAGCGTACAAACTGACCAAGCTCGACCCTGACGTTACCCAACGAACTCTTGGTACACCTTTTGATCGGGTAACCCCACTGACGATGTTGAAAGCCTCGCAAAAGCTTCTCGACGTCCATCGTCAAGGTGTTGACACAGACGACCGAGACAGTCTTGCGTTTCAGACGCTCCACACGGTCGACGACTTCGTTAAGGAGCGCATCCAGCTTGAAGGGCGAAACCTAACCCGCAAAGTCCGCACCAAGATGACGCAAGCTGGGCGGAACATCCCCACCATTGACCAGTTGGTGCCGAGTTCGCCGTTTTCCAAAACGCTACGGAGCTTTGTTACTACATCGAACTTGTCAACGATCCCTACACAAATCAATCCTCTCGAGATCATCAGCCACGCTACACGCATCACGTCACTGGGTGAGGGTGGTATTGGATCTGAGCGAGCTGTGCCACCTGAAGCACGGAGTCTCCACTACACGCACTTCGGCGTCATCGATCCTGCCGCAACACCCGAAAGCTTTAGAGCCGGGATTGACCTACGCGCGGCGCTCTGGACCAAACGTGACGAGCAAGGAAAGATGTACACCCTGCTGCGTAACGCCAAAACGGGAAAGCTTGAGGACGTCGCCATCGACAAACTCGAGAACGCCATGATCGCGTTCCCTGGCATGAAGGATAAAAAAGCTGTCTCTGTCTTACACAACGGCGAACTGAAATCAGTACCTCACGCGAAAGTAGACTACGAACTACCACACTCCTCGTTCATGTTCAGTCCGTCTACCAACATGCTCCCCATGCCGGAGAGCATGGATGGCCGTCGCATCACGATGGGCACGCGCATGGTGACACAGGCTTTGCCGCTCATCCACCGTGAGGCGCCGCTCGTTCAGGTCGGCTCGTACAACCCAGGCCGCACTTTCGAACAAGAGTTGGCCACGCTCAGTGTTCCAACCGCACCAGTAGACGGAGTGATCCACAAGATCGACAAGGACTACATCTACCTGCGTCCTCAACAACGAAAACTGGGGAGTCTTACCCCTGATTGGGTGCCTTTGGTCGAAGTACACGAGGTACTGATTGAAGAAACCAAA